GGTAGAGATGTATTAATGCAATTTTGGGAACAAGAAATAGCATTAGTTCAAAAAGCTATGGGTTTCAAATATCCAGCTAAAGTCGAATTTGATAGAATGGATTTAAGTAATGAAGACAGTGAAAAAGCATTATTAATACAATTAGCTGATAGAAATATTATCAGTGATGAATTGATCCAAACACGATTCGGATTCGATCCAGATATGGAAAAGAGTAGACTTAATAGAGAAAAAAGAGAAAGAGATAGTAATAGAATGGTAAATAAATCTGGCCCATGGCATGATCCAGAATTTGAGAATGGATTAAAGAAAATCGCTTTACAAACAGGTATTGTCACTCCAAGTCAAATAGGCTTAGAATTGGATAAGAAAAAAAGCGGCGAAAAAACAGCTATAGAACAAAAGATTCCGCCAGTTACCGGACTACCAACTAGGTTGGCAAAAGATTCGCCAGAATCTTTGCCCGGTCAACCACAGCAGGGAAGACCCAAAAATTCTACAGACCAAACCAAAAGAAAAACAAAAACATTTACTCCTCAAACTGGAGCATCGTTAATGATTTGGGCAAATAAAGCCCAGGAAAAAATAAATGAAATTATCAATCCGGTAATGTTAGACTTCTATAATAAAAAAAATTTAAGAAGCCTTACTGCATCAGAACATAAAGAATTAGATACTATAAAAACAAAAATTTTATTTGCATTAGAGCCCAATTCTAAAATATCTAACGATAATATTTTAAAAACATTTGTTAATATTGATGGGTCTAATAACCAACAATTATTTGCTTACTATTCTAATTGGCTAAAAAATATAATATCCGAACTAGAAGAAGATCTATCTGTTGACGATATTAAACAAGCAAAGGCTTCATTTTATTTTATGGTGTATAATTCTTTGTAAAAATGGAGAAAAATAATGCATATCTTTCAACAAGAATATGACGATGGGTTAGCCGAAGTACTATCAGCATCTGCATCAGTCTCTTATGCCAGTTTGGTAGAGCCGTGCGTTAATAAGGCTTTAGCTAGTTCTTTAAGCCATATTAAGAGCTTAGCAGCATTAAACGACCAAGATCTATATTATGTTCAATCCATACTTGTAACATCAAGTTGGAATAAAAATGATGATATATTTGATAAAGAAGAAGTCTGGGCAGCCAGAAATACTCCAGAAGATAAACCAACAAATTTAGAACATGATGAAAATATAATTATAGGACATATTACTGCTAATTGGCCAATCACAGAAGATGGTATATTAATTGATGAAAATACTCCAATAGATAATTTACCACAAAAATTTCATATATTAACTGGATCAGTTATATATAAAGCTTTTTCTAATCAAGATTTAAGAGACCGATCAGAAAAACTAATATCTGAAATAGAGAATGGTCAAAAATATGTTAGTATGGAGTGTTTATTTAAAGGATTTGATTATGGTCTTCTTAATAAGTCAAATGGAGAATATAAAATATTAGCCAGAGACAATGAAACTGCTTATTTAACAAAATATCTTAGATCATATGGCGGAATAGGAGAACATGAAAACTATAAGATTGGAAGAGTTTTAAGAAATATAACGTTTTCCGGAAAGGGTTTTGTTAATAAGCCAGCTAATCCTGATAGTATAATATTTACTAAAGACAATTTTGCTCAAAATAATTTAGATAATAAATCTGAAAAAAATACGATTTTTTCTGTTGCGGGTGTATTTGATAATCAATCACACATTAAAGTGGAGAATAAAACTATGAGTTTAGAAAACGAGATGACAGAACTAAAGGCTAAGGTTGAAGAGTTAACAAAGGAAGTTGCCACATCCAAAACTGGCATAGAAACTTCTGAAGCTAAAATATCTGAGCTTGAAGCCACAATTAAAGCTAACGAAACACAACTTTCAGAAGCCACAACAGAGCTTGTTTCTCTTCGCACAGAAAAAGAAGAAGCCGCAAAGAAAATGGCCATGAAAGAAGAAGAAATGAAAAAGATGAAGGCCGAATTAGATTCAGCTTTAGAAGCTCTTGCTGCTTACAAAAGTAAGGAAGAAGAGATGATGAAGAAAGAAAAGAAAATGAAAAGAATGGCCTCTTTAGTCGAAGCTGGTATTGATAATGAATCAGCAGAAGCTACAGTAGACAAATTCGAAGCATTAGATGACGAAACCTTCGCAGCCATGACTTCTCTTGTTGCTGGCAAAATGCCACCTTGGTTAGACAAGGAAAAGCAGAAGAAAAAAGAAGAAGAAGCAATGATGACAAAAAAGATGGCATCAGAAGAAGGCACAGCACCAAAAGCTGATCCAGAAATTTTGGAAACAGCAGAGGTAGATGCAGATATTAATCTTGGAGTCGGCGGAGAAGCAGAAACCACTACAGTTGAAGCTACTCGTGCGGCCCTATTAGACTTCGTTTCCAGCAGACTCGGCAAAAACTATAAATAAGGGAGAATAAAATGGCTCTTAAACCAGATCGTATTGAACTATTAACAGATATCTCATTCTTCATGAATACCGCTGAAGAAAGAGGAGGCGTAGTTAGTGTTGTTACAGCAACCAGTGGTGTTGGCGTATCCATGGATGATGCTAATGCTGTTGTTGCCTATGCTGCTGTCGCTTCCGGCGCTAAACCAGTAGGCATTCTACTCAATGATGTTGTTGATTATGATCTTACTCGCCAGCATATTAACTGGTATCGTGACGAAATGCAGAAGGGTGGCAAAGTCACCGTTCTTCGTAACGGTCAGGTTACAACCAACAAGATTGTTTCTGATGCAGTACCATCAGCAGGAGCCGACGCTTATGTTGGTGCTAGTGGTTTGATTGGAACCAGTTCAACGAATGCTGTCAAGATTGGCCAATTCTTGAGTGCAAAAGACTCAGATGGCTACGCAAAAGTATCAGTTAATCTATAATTTTTTCATCACAGGGAGAATAAAATGTCAGCTAACACAGAAAAATTTCAGCCAACAGCAGAACTTACCGAACTTTTAGTTCGCTCTGGTTCAGCAAATAGAGAAGTTTCTCTAGCGGCCAATGCAGAAATTGCTAAGGCACTAGAGCTTCCATTGAGAAAAGGTCTTCTTAGTGGTGATATTCTTGATGGTATCTTTGAGCCAATTCAGCTTCAACAGGGTGCCACACCAGAATTTCCACTAGATTTCTTGTCTCCGGGTACTGAGAAGGATTTTGTTGCATATACAATTCCTAATCATGGATATATCCCAGAGCGTCATGTTGAAAGCGATTACGTCATGGTTCCAACCTATGATATAGGAGCTTCAATAGACTATCTTCTAAAGTATGCTCGTGACGCCCGTTGGGACGTTGTTGGTCGTGCTATGGAAGTTCTAGAAGGTTCATTTGTTAAAAAGATGAACGATGATGGCTGGCACACACTACTTGCTGCTGCTGTTGATCGTAATATCGTAGTTTATGATAGCGATGCTGCCCCAAGTCAGTTTACAAAGAGACTTGTTTCTCTTATGAAAACTGTAATGCGCAGAAACGGTGGTGGTAATAGTGCTAGTAATAATCGTGGTCTTCTAACTGATCTTTATGTTAGTCCAGAAGCAATGGAAGACATTCGCAACTGGGGCGTCGATCAGGTTGATGAAATTACTCGTCGTGAGATTTACACAGCAGCTGACGGTACTCTTAATAGAGTATTCAGTGTTAATCTTCATGATCTAGATGAACTTGGTGTTGGTCAACAATATCAATTATTCTATAGTAATGTTCTTAGCGGAACACTACCAACAGGCGGTACCGGAAATGATACCGAAATTGTTATTGGTCTTGATCTACGCAAGAGAGACAGTTTCATAATGCCGGTTCGTGAACAAGTTCAAATCTTTGAAGATGAAAGTCTACATCGTCAGAAGAGAGCCGGTTTCTACGGATGGGCAGAACAAGGTTTTGCTGTTCTTGACAACCGTAGAGTTCTACTCGGATCACTATGATTCGTGTTATCTCTTAATTAATCTATGGAAAAGGCCGCGCTTGCGCGGCTTTTTTCTTTTAGGTGTATAATTTAGGTATCGACAGCATTATCTTTTAAAGGTTTAACTATGGCAGCTAGCAAGTATGATTTTGCTATAGAACAAGGTACATCATTTAAACTTAGTATTATATATAAAGATTCTAATAGT